AATCTAGATGCTGCTATTGCCAAGATGATTGAGTTAAACAAGCTGCAAGGTAGCAAGACTGGTGCACCCACACCCACTGCTGGGAATGGCGGTGATGGTGCACCTGTTTATACAATTCCTAAAGGGACAACAAATTTCACAAGTACCAATCCTGACATATTTAATTTGGTTAATAAAACTGTTGCGCTTACTTCTGAAAGCGTACAAAACTCTTTTTATAAAGCTATCAACGCAGGGGCAGATTTACCTAGTGCGGTTCGAGGCGCTAACTACCAAGCACGAGCCGAGCAGGAATATGGGATGTTCCTTAGTCAAATAGACCTTGAAGGATTAGCTGCTCAATCTTTTAGTATGGCAATGGCTCAAGGCTTACCATTATCCAATGCATTATCAGGTGCTCGTTATGCAGCTCAGGGCGCAGCAGCTTATGGAGCAGGGGCAACTATTGTTAATAATTTTGGAGTTGTGGGAGACCCTAACTCAGCAGCAGAATTGATTAACAATTTAATTCGTGAAGCTCAAGACAGAGGAACGCTGACAGTAGGATGACATGGCTTCCAGAATGGCGAGTGACAGTAGGTGATGATGTCTATACGACTGTCACCTCTGTGTCGTTTGCCTCTGGTCGCTTAGACATTGACCGCCAAGCCACAGCAGGTTACTGCCAAGTACAGATAGTAAATGTGGATAACACACCTTTTACCATCAATGTTACAGAGCCAATCACCTTAGAGCTTAAGAACTCATCTGGCAGTTATGTCACTGTGTTTGGTGGAGAAGTCTCAGACTTTAACATCGGGGTGCGTAGCCCTGAAGAATCAGGCTATGTCACTACAGGCACGATTCTAGGCATTGGCTCATTGGCTAAATTGACTAAGGCTGTCTATAACACAGCACTCGCAGAAGGCTTAGATGGCGCACAGATTGCAGCCATTTTAGGTCAAGCTCTTAATCTTACTTGGGCAGAGGTCACACCCACTGTTACATGGGATACATACCCAGCCGATGTGACTTGGGCTAATGCTGAGTCATACATTGGTGAAGTGGACTCAGGTTTCTACACAATGATTGCTCTTGCAGCTAGTGCTTCTGCTAAGTCTCAGACTTTGACAGACCAGATCGCTAACAGCGCACTTGGAACGCTTTTTGAGGAGAAGGACGGGGATGTTTCCTATGCAGATGCGGATCACAGATCTAACTATCTCGCAGCAAATGGCTTTACTAACCTTGACGGGTCTTATGCAACACCAAGCTCTATCACCTCAACAACTCAGATTGCTCGCATCCGTAACAGCCTTATCTATAGATACGCTACAGGATACGGCTCAACCTACAGCACCTCAGATGCAGACTCCATAGCCTCCTACGGGCTCTTTGAGCGCTCCTTTGACTCTAACATTAAGAATCTTGCAGACATCACCGACATTGCATCTAGAGAGCTAAACCTGCGAAAGAATCCACGCGGGTCATTGGGTGCTATTCGCTTTCGTCTAGATAATCCAGACATGCCTAGCGCAATGCTTGACAGCCTCATCAATATCTTTTTTGGTCAGCCTGTGCTTATCACTAACTTGCCTACTAACTTACTCGGTGGCACATTCGATGGCTTTGTAGAGAATGTAGCTCTTAACGCTACGCCTACATTTGTGGACATTACTCTCTATGTCTCAGCCACAGACTTTTCACTCAGCACGACTCAATGGGAAACAGTATTGCCCGCCTCTCTAGCTTGGACGGGCGTAAATGGTACACTTACATGGACAAATGCGACAGGAGCACTAACCTAATGGCAACAACAACACCCAATTTCGGATGGGCTGTTCCCACATCCAGCGACTTAGTTAAAAATGGCGCAGTAGCCATTGAGACATTAGGCGATTCCATCGATGCTTCATTGGTCGATCTTAAGGGTGGCACTACTGGTCAAGTCCTTGCTAAGGCATCTAACACAGACATGGACTTCTCATGGGTTGCACAGGATGACTCTAATGCCATTCAGAATTCATTGCTTACGACAACAGGTGACACAATCTATGCTAGTGGAGCAAGCACTCCAGCTCGATTAGGTATCGGATCAAATGGTCAGGTGCTTACTGTTGCAAGTGGAGTTCCTTCATGGGCAACCCCTGCTGCTGCATCTAGCGGATTGACTAAAATAGTTACAGCAACTTTTAGCAATGTTGCGGATACAGGCACAACTTTCGATGGTTGTTTCACATCAACTTATGATAACTATGTGATTTTATTTTCAGGTCTTTACGCTTCGGCTGGTTCATCTTTCCGATTCCAGACAAGACTTTCAGGCTCAACTCAAGCCACATCAAATTACAACGGAAGTTATACACGCGGAGCTACTGTAACGGCTACATCCTCAGGTACATCATTTAATTTGATGTCACTGCAAGATGTTTCAACGCAGCAAGGCGCGATGGACATGACATTTTACAGAAACACATCAAAAATTTCGTGGACATATTTAGCAAACGGGCGCGGTAGTGCTGATGTTAATTATAATGGTGCGGGATTTAACGACAATGTAAGCGCAAATGGTTCAGATGGATTTATTTTGAGCGCAAATACAGCCAATATCTACGGAACAGTGACAGTATATGGAGTACAAAAATAATGACACTTGATGAAATTGTTGCAAAAATAAAGGCGGAGAATCCAACACTTAAAACTGGCAGTGATGAAACAGGTTATGTAGAACTAAACGCTGAAGAATATGAAGCAAAGGTTCTAGAGTGGGCTACGAATCAATTTAATGAAGAATCTGAATTGGCTAGAGTTCAAGCTGCTAAAGAGGCTTTACTTTCTAAATTAGGCATTACCGAAGATGAAGCGAAGCTCTTACTTGGATGAAAGTCAAACTTTCTAAAGCTGCTATCCAATTAAGAGAGCAGATTGATGACTCGTTCCCAGATCGTGACCGCACATCGGATGGTTGGATCGGTGATACCCGACACGCTGCTCGCAAGTCAGATCATAATCCTGATGAGCAGGGTTGGGTTCGTGCCATTGATGTGGACAAAGACTTGTTTAAAAACGGCAAGCCCGACATCATGGGAGATCTTGCTGATCAGCTTCGTACCTTGTCCAAGTCAAAAGCAGACAAGCGTATTAGTTACATCATTTTCGATGGACGAATCTGTTCCCACATCCTTAACTGGAAGTGGCGCAATTACACAGGGGCTAACAAACACACTAAGCACATGCATGTTAGCTTTAAGAAAGAAGCTGACAATGATGAGGCTTTTTTTCAAATACCTATGTTAGGCGGAAACTAATGAATGAACTAAAGACAGCAGCAGGCTCATGGGCTAGAGCATTCCTAGTAGCAGTCATCTCAATGGCAGCAGCAGGGGTCACAGATCCAAAGGCTTTGATTGCAGCAGGTATTGCTTCGATTCTTCCACCGGTGCTTCGTTACCTTTCACCTAACGATCCTTCTATGGGCATCAAGAAGTGACACAGTCTGACTTCTTCACGCTTTACCTTGCCACCATTGCAGCTCTCGGTGGCTTGTCTGGCTATGTAATTACCCACCTGTTGTCTGAGATCAAAAGACTCAACACGCGAGTCGATGAGATCTATAACATCTTGCTTGACAGGTAACATTCTGCTATGGCAAGAAAAGCAACTAAGGCACTAGAGGAACAAGGTTACTCAAAGCTTGATGCTTATTGCATTGGGCTTTATGAGTATTTCTGTTCGCTTAAAAGAGCAGGCTTTGCAGAAGATGTTGCCATGTTCATGATTACAGAGCCACAGGCTTACCCGCATTGGATCTTGCCAGATGGAATACCGCCTGAGAAGTTAGGCGATTATGTAGATGAGGATGACGATTAAGCGAATCGTGGTCGTATCGGATCTTCAAGTTCCGTATCATGACAGGGTTGCAACCCGTAACCTTGCTAGTTTTATAACAAAGTTTAAGCCTGATCAAGTAGTCACCATTGGCGATGAGATTGACCTTCCCCAGATAAGCAAGTGGGAAGAAGGGCGCATGGGTTCTTATGCCCAGACCCTAGATGATGACCGTAACGAGGCTGTGCAGCTTCTCTGGGAGTTAGGCGTTACTGACTGCATTCGTAGCAATCACACAGATCGCCTGTATAACATCATCATGGCTAAAGTGCCTGCATTCGGTGCATTGCCCGAGCTGCGCTTTGAGAAGTTCATGAAGTTCGATGAGCTAGGCATTACCTTCCATAAGAACCCTATGCCTATTGCACCTAACTGGATTGCTGTGCATGGAGACCATACCCCTATCAAGCCACAGGGGGGCTTATCAGCCCTTGAGGCAGCCCGTAGGCATGGAAAGAATGTCATCTCAGGTCATACACACAGAGCAGGGCGTTCAGCCTTCTCAGAGGCTTCTGGGGGGCGTATAGGGCGTGTCCTGCATGGCATTGAGGTAGGCAATCTTATGGACTTTAAGCAAGCTGCATACACTAAGGGTGTTGCTAACTGGCAACAGGCTTTCGCTATCATCTATGTCAATAAGGCTAAGGTTCAGGTCGATCTTATTAACATTGAGAAGGACGGCACATTCATTGTGGCTGGCAAGTCCTACGGCAGACCTAGATAATCGTTATCATTTCGTTACACAAATATGCTTGATTAGTCGGACAGTTCTGTCACACTAAGTCTGTAAGCAATCAAGGGCATTGCTTGCAGTTAGGTAAGGGAATGGCAAACACAGACAAGCTACTACTTATCTGCATTATTGGAATGATTATAGGCTTTATTATAGTCATCATAGATGTGCAGAAAACATCTTACAAAAGGGGCGTACGCGATGGCTATCACCGAGGTCGCAGCTATAAGGGGCAGGAATGAAAGCCAATGAAATCCTACTCACAGCCACAGACACGATCCGTGATCGTGGGCTATCATATGGTCACCCTGCGGATAACTTGCAACACACCGCAATGCTGCTCTCAGCATACTTACAAACACCGATACACGACTATCAGGTGGCAGGGATCATGGTCTTGGTTAAACTTGCAAGAACTAATCAATCTGCACAACACATCGACAACTGGGTCGATCTCTGCTCATATGGCGCACTCGCAGGGCAACTAGCTACAGAGGAAAATGATTTATATGTTTAATTTAGCCGATTACGAACCAGTAGAGGTGAGACTTGAAAAGTTTATTAAGGACTATCCAGCGTTCCGCATATCAACTGAGCTGGAAGTGGTCGAGGCTACTCGATACATTGTTAAAGCTTATCTATTTAAGAATGCTGAAGATGGCGTTGCATGGGCAACAGGGTACGCTGAAGAAACAGTTACTAGCAGGGGCGTTAATCAGACTTCAGCATTGGAGAATTGCGAGACTTCGGCAATCGGCAGAGCACTTGCAAATGCAGGTTATGCGCCTAAAGGAAAAAGACCAAGCCGAGAGGAAATGACTAAGGTCGTTGCTACAAAAGTAGTAAAGCCAGCAGTGCAAGATGTCAAGGCAGATGATCAGGATTACTGGACTACACCTGTTAATGAGTACAGAGGCGTAGTCGATGCACCTGTCACACTTGAAAAGGCTATGGAGAATGTAGCTGCAATCATGGGAACAGGCGAGGCAGTAGAAGCTCCATCATGCGAGCATGGACATATGCAATGGCGTGAGGGCGAAAAGAATGGCAAAGCATGGGGTGGTTACTTCTGCAATACAGCGATCTCATCGGCACATCGATGCCCTACTAAGTGGTACAACTTAGGCAGTGATGGAAAATTTCAACCACAGAAGGCGAGAGTCTAAATGGGTAACATCGGTATAAAGATCAATGGCGAGTGGGTCGATCTATTGTCAGCATTCGTGCCATGTCAGCTGTGCAATGAGCCAGTCCAGATTCGTGATTTAGAGGACATATCATCGGACTCGGTTAATGGTGTTGTCACATGGCAATGCTCAAAGTGTAAAGCTGTTAATGGCTAGTCAAGCAAGGAAGCACAGAGGTTTCCGCACAGAGCGTGTTGTTGCACAGTACCTATCGACTGTCTGGCAAGGCGCATGTGTGGGAAGGGGTAGTGGCAAGGATATTGTTAATGTGCCGTTCGATGTTGAAGTCAAAGCCCGCGCTGGATTTCAACCTCTTGCCTACATTAAGCAACTAAAAGCTCGAACAGCCATTTCGGGGGAATTAGGCTTTGGAGTGATTAGACTCAACGGACAGGGTGAGGATGCGCGTGAGTATGCCGCGATAATCCGACTTGAGGATCTCTTGCCACTACTCATATTAAGATATGGTCACCTAGACAAAGAACCTACTGAGGCAGACATAGACCGATGCTCTGGATGTGGGTCATACATGATAAGGAAGTGCTTAACTTGCCAACCTATGATTACAAGTGCACCAGATGCAATCTTAATCAAGAGATCAATCACGGATGGAACAATCGACCAGTGATCTTGTGCAACTATTGTAATGAACCGATGGTTAAAGTTATCACCGCAAATCCAATTCACTTCAAGGGCAAGGGATGGGGCAAAGATTGAAGATTCTAAACTTGTATGCCGGTATTGGTGGTAATCGTAAGCTTTGGGGTGACGAGCATGAAATTACAGCTATTGAACTAGATGATCGTGTTGCAACTGTCTATTCAAGCTTATTTCCAAAAGATAAAGTAGTTGTCGCGGATGCGCATGACTATTTACTGGAGCACTTTAATGAGTTCGATTTTATCTGGTCTAGCCCACCATGCCCAACACACAGCCAGTTGCGCAAGAATCTAAGCGTTCCTGTTTATGGAGCTGCACCTATGTTCCCAGACATGAAGCTTTATGAGGAAATCCTGTTCCTTCAACATTATTTCACTGGTCATTGGATTGTTGAGAATGTCAAACCTTACTATGAGTACTTAATTGAGCCTACTTTTGTACTTGGTCGTCATCCTTATTGGTCAAGCTTTATGGTTGAAGATAAGCATTATGAAGCAGATGGCATCAAAGCCAATGGAGCTGCAGAGAAGATTGCTGAACGCTTTGGATATGACCTTTCAGGGTATTCATTGCCGGACAAACGCAAAGCATTACGCAATGCAGTCAATCCAGAAATGGGGCTTTACATTTTAAACAGTATTCCACAGATTGTGGATAACTAGGGGCGGAACTTAACTCTGAACGAGAAAAGGACACGACTTATGCACATATTTGACAAGCGTGGTACGCTAACGGCGCAGAGCCTCTCAAAGGCTCACCGCGAGCCCCTTAGGGGCGTAGCTCGCGGGGTGCTAGTAGCTATTGGGATAGCTCTATGCATCATGCCTGATGCAGGTGGCTCTAAACCAATGCAATATGTAACCTATAAAGAATATGCTTATCATCAATTAGGTTATAACTTGAAACAATATAAATGCTTAGCAATACTCTATGGTAAAGAATCAGCTTGGAATCCTAAAGCAGCTAATGGATCTCACTATGGTATTCCTCAAGGTAGAAGCCAGTGGCTTAAAGACCAAGATGGTTATACTCAGGTACAGTGGGGGCTTGACTATATAGGCAACCGAT